AAAAGGAAGCGACCGAATAAATGTATGAACTTATTACGAAGTGGTTAGAAACCCTACAGCTTGACGCAAAACAAACTATTTACGCAACCTTGATACTTGAACTAGCTGCGGACTATGAGCGCACCCGCAATACGTCTACCGCGGAAGCTATCCGCAAAAACATTAGTGAACTAAGCCGGTCGCTAGACGCTAGCCAAGAAGAACTAGACCCGCTTACCGCGCTTATTGCCGAACATAAGAATAATGCTGCAGCTGCCCGCCCGCTTTACTAAACCACTAGCCGAAGATTTTGAAAGCGACGGCTATTTATTAGTTGATCTTATTGAACGCTTTTTTACTACGCCCGAAAACCCCGACGGCTTGGTATTAGATGAGTGGCAGAAATGGTTGCTTATTCGTATGCTGGAACGCTACCCAGCGACGCACCCCGACCCAAATAAAGCTGGTCGCTTACGCTATAGGCAAATTTTAGTATCCCTTGGAAGACAAAACGGCAAAAGTTTTTTGGCCGCCGCGCTTGGCACGTTCGGTCTTTTGTTACACGAACCTGGCGCAACGGTAGTTAGTTTGGCTTCTTCGGCGGATCAAGCCCGAATTATTTATAAGCGGGTTTTGCATATAGCTACCCAAACCCCGTTAGCCCGTTACTTCAAGAAAGCAACCGAATACCGTGGTATTACTACTGCCGACGGTTCGGGTACTTACGACGTGAAAGCTGCAAAAGAAAGCGCTATTCAGGGTATCCCCGTTTCTTTATGTTTGGTAGATGAGTGCCATATTATCCCCCGCGGGTTATGGGGTGCTGCGGTGCTTGGTTCGGCTTCCCGCAAAAATGGCTTAGTCGTAGGCATTACTACGGCGGGCGACGATACCAGCGAAACGTTGAAAGAACTTTACCAAACGGGGGCTATGGCAATAGAGGGTACCGACCCAGAATTAGAACGTTTTGGCTTCTTCGTTTGGGAAGCCCCAGAAAATTGCGAAATAACCGACCCGCAAGCAATTTACGCAGCTAACCCAGCCGTAGCCGCTGGGCGTATTCCTTTAGAAACCGTTATAAGTGATCTAAAAGCAATTCCCGAACACGAAGCCCGACGATACCGGCTAAACCAATTCGTAAGCGGAAGTAAAGCCGCTTGGTTACCTATTGAGCATTACCACAAAGCTGGGGCGCACGGTATTACTGATCTAACGGGGGCTACGCTATCGGTTAGGGTTACCGGTCGCTGGGAGTACGCCACAATTGCAGCTGCAAAACGGGTAGGCGACAAAATAGAAACCGAAATAGTTGCCAGCCTGGTGCAACCTAACGAAGCGACACTTTATAACGAATTAGTAGACCTATACCGCAAATACGGGGCTTACGCTATCGCTTTAGACAGCGGGCAACTAAGCAACCTACAAAAACGGCTAAAACAAAACGGCTTCGTACTATTTGCTTTATGGGGTAAAGAATTAGCCGACGCAAATAGCAACGTCTACCAGCTATACCTACAGGGCAAAATTGAACACGCAAACGACCCGCTACTAACGGTACAAATGCCTAGAGGGATACCGCATTATTCGGGAGACCGCTGGTTTATTCGCCAAGCCGACGCAGTAGGCGATATTGACGCATTATTAGCCCATATATACGCCGTTCACGTAGCTGCGACACGCCCAGAAGCCAGCGGGGGTATTTTCTAGCCAATACATACTATTGGAGTAATGGCAAACGTCTTTACGCGCACCCTAAGCCGCTTCGGCTATGAGAAACGAAGCGTAGACGTTGTTGTACCCGCTAGAAGCGCTACTGCAGCTACAGCTAAAACCGCGCTAAGTCTTACACCGGTATATCGTGCTATCCAAATTATCGCTACCCCTATTAGCAAAATGTCGGTAGAAACCTACCGCTACGCGGGCGGTATGGAAGAACGCATAGATAACCCGCTATTCGTAAATAGCCCAAGCCTAGCTAATACCCGCCGTGAACTATTTTTTATGACCGTAACCGATCTAGCGCTACAGGGTAACGCTTATTGGCTAAAACAATTTGATACTACGGGCCGCGTAAACAACGTGCAAATACTTCCTGCAGCTGCCGTAATGGTCGAACAAGACAGCTTCGGCACCATTACCTACGGGTATAACCGCAAAACTTACGCAGTAAACGAAGTTGAACACCTAAAACTATTCGCTATGCCTGGCGAACTAAAGGGCTTTAGCCCTATTCAACTATGTAAAGCCGACGTACTAGCTGCCCTTGAACTTCGCGACTACGCAGCTGCGTGGCTAACCGCTTCGGGAACCCCTAGCGGGCTACTAAAGACCCAGCGCGACTATACCGCAGAAGAAGCCGACCGCCTACGCGCTAAGTGGCACGAAACCCACAACAAACGGCAAGTAGCCGTAATGTCGCAAATTGAGTACGAAGCGATTACCCCAAGCCCTAAAGACGTAATGTTTACCGAAGTGCAAGCGCTAACAACCCAAAACCTAGCCCGTATGTTTGGTATCCCAGCCCGCCTATTGCTAACCGGTGTAGACGGAACAAGCGACACATACAGCAACCTAAGCGACGAAAACCAGACTTTCTACCGCCATACCCTAATGGCTTACCTAGACCCTATCGCCGACGCCCTAAGCAACTGCCTACCACGCGGCACTTCGGTACGCTTCAATTTTGAAAACCTATTCGCGGCAGATCAAGAAAGCCGCTACCGTATGTATTCAACCGCCCTAAACGGCGAAGCGTTTTTGACCGTAGACGAAGTAAGAAAGAAAGAGGGTATAGCCTAATGAGCGAAATCGAAACCCGCGAACTAGAACTACGCGTAGATAACGCAGAGGAACGCACGTTTACCGGCATTGCGGTACCGTATAACGAAACTGCCAATATCGGCGGTCGCTACCTAGAGCGTTTTGCCCCCGGCGCAATCGAAAGCATTACCGACACTATGGTTTTCTACGGCCACGAAACCCCAATTGGTAAAATCACCCGTGGCGAAGACACCGCCGACGGTTTCCTAGTATCCGGCAGGATCAGCGATACCCAGCTAGGCAACGAAACGCTTACCCTAATGAGAGACGGCGTACTAAAAAAGATGTCTATCGGTTTTAAGCCAATCGAACAGACCGTAGACGGCAATACTATTACCCGTACAAAGGTAGAAGCCGTTGAAATTTCAATAGTGCCACTACCAGCCTATTCGGCTGCCAAGATCACCGAAGTACGCGAAAGCGAAGCTTCGGGAACCCCAGAAAACACCCAACAAGAAAGCGAAGGTACCGTAATGGAAGACCTATCTCTAGAAGTTGCTTCGGTAAAAGACGGACTAGAAACCCTAGAACGTAAGTACGAAGCGCTTGCAACACCAGCGGTACCAGCCGCTAACCCAGCAGTAAAATTCCGTAGCTTCGGCGAGTACGTTCAGGGCTTTGCCAAGGGCGACGACGACGCAGTAGCACTTATGCGTACCTACGCAGCTGCAACTTCGGCAGACACCTACGCGGCCCCTGGCTTCGTCGGTTTCGTAAATACCCTAGTAGCAAACAACCGCCCAACCCTAAACGCGTTTACCCGTGCAGCTTTACCAGAAGCCGGTCTAACCGTTGAGTACGCAAAGATTACCGCTAACGATACTTTGGTAGAAGACCAGAGTGCCGAGAACGGTGCGCTAGCACTAGGTAACCTAGAAATTGGTTCGGCTTCGGCTAACGTTATCACCGTCGGCGGTGGCAGCGAAATGTCGCGCCAAACCGTCGAAAGGTCTAGTATTGCGTACTTGGATACAGTATTTAGCGCGCTAGCTATCAACTATGCAAAGGCAACCAACGCTAAGGCTACTGCCGTAGTAACGGGTCTTTCTTACACTGGTAAGACTTTTGACGCAGACGGCGGTACCGCAGCTTCGATTATTGAGGGTATCACTAACGGCGCAGCTTACATTGGTGAGAAGACCGGACTACAGGCAGAGTTTTTGCTAGTTAGCCCAGACGTTTACACCCTACTAATCAAGACCGTTGCTAGCGACGGCCGCCCGATTATCAACGTAGACGGTGCTGGCGTAAACAACATTGGTTCGGGATCAGTACCAGCCCTATCGGGTTCGGTATTCGGCGGTATTCGCATTATCACCGACTTCTCACTAGCTACCGGTTCGGCTTACCTAGCCAACAGCGCAGCTATTACCGTTTGGGAAAGCGCTGGCGCACCGCTACAGCTTTCTCAATCAAGCGAGAAGACCCTAACCGAGTACGTAGGCGTTTACGGGTATGTAGCTGCGGCTGCAACTTGGGCAGACGCTATCGTAAAGCTAGACGTAACCGCTTAGTAACGAAAGTAGTTTAGAAGTGGCGGTTACGGTAGAACAGTTTCGCGAATACGTAGGAACTAAGGAAGACAGCGAGTTTATTGACCGTTGTTTAGCCGTAGGTCTTGCTCGCGTGGAACAGCGCATAGGCGAAGTTTCTACCGTACCCGCTGCCCTAAAAGACTTA